TATCCTGATATCACTGAGGGTGCAACACATTATCATTCAGTTATGGTTGAACCATATTGGGCAGAAACATTGAACGAAACAGTTCAGATAACAGACCATATATTTTATAAGTAGGTGAATTTATGTATGACCATGTAGACAAATTTAGGGAGTATCTATCAGATACTAATTACTATGATAAGGGACTTCAACACATTTACAAGTTCCCAAATGACTATGGAGCATCAGTAATCAAAACAGATTACAGTTATGGTGGTAAGAATGGACTTTGGGAACTTGCAGTATATGATTTCTCTATTGACAAAACAGGAGAAATAACTTACCATACTCCTATAACACAAGATGTTATTGGTCATCTCTCATGGGTTAATGTAGAGAAGATACTAGAGGAGATATTCAAGTTATGAACATATTCTATTTACACAAAGAACCAGAAGTATCAGCAAGATTGCATTGTGACAAACATGTAGTCAAGATGATTATCGAGTATGCACAAATGCTATCAACTGCACATCGTATGGTTGACGGTGAACAGTATTATGGTTTGTCTAAGAACGGCAGGCGTATCGCAAGATGGCGACACCCTAACTCTAATCTAGAGAATGTTCTATACAAGGCATCTCATATCAATCACCCTAGTGCTGTATGGGTTCGTGAGAACGCAATACAGTATCAATACATGTATGATTTATTTGTTGCATTGTGTGATGAGTATACCTATCGTTATGGCAAAGTTCATATGACTGATAGTAAACTCAGAGATGTTCTAAACAACATACCAGACAATATGCCTTTGGGTGATTGGCGAGAACCACCACAGGCAATGCCAGATGATGTCAAGTCAGAAAGCAGTCTTGATGCGTATCATAAATACTATCGAGAATACAAGAAGTCATTCGCAAAATGGACTAACAGAGAAGTTCCACAATTTATGTTATGAAAATTATATTGAAGTTGTTATTTGGTTTGGGTGCAATGGAGAAGTTTGACCCAACACCAACACAACTTTTTGCAACTGCAATAGGACTACTCACTGCATTTTTTGGTGTGTTGTTTATACTTGCATTTGCGATATCGAGGATTATATTATGAGAGTGTTAGTAAAAAACTACGGTGATGTTAGAATCTTTTCAGAAAGGCCTTTTGGTTATAAACGATATATTGTAGAATGGTCAGATGGCACCACAAGAATGTATAGTGGTCTATGGTATAAAGAAGAGACAGTGAAACAGATTGTTGAAGACAATCTGATAGAGAATGATTAATGCCAACATATGAATTTTTAAATAAAGAGACAGGTCTATTCGAAGACCATTTCATGTCTTACACTAAACTAGACGAGTTTAAGAAAAACAATCCACATCTATTGCAACAGATATCAGCACCTAATATTGTTGGTGGTCATGGCGACAGAGTGAAAACAGATGATGGTTTCAAAGAAGTATTATCTAAGATAGGTGATGCACACCCAGGTTCAAATGTTCATGCAAAACATGGCAGTAAGGACATCAAAAGAGAAAAATCAGTAGCGACAATTAAGAAACATGCCGCTATACAATCGAGAAAAAAATGACACAAGTTAAAACAAACTATCTAGAACTTCATGAGCTTGAAAACATAGATTTAAAAACAATAACAGTAGATGGTAAAAGATACTACACTACTGAGGGTGCAGAAGAAACTATTAGATATCCGAGTGTCACCACGGTCACAAGTTTACATAGTAAAGACCAGATAAAATTATGGAGAGCCAGAGTCGGTGAAGAAAAGGCAAACAAAATTACCAAACAAGCAACTACAAGAGGAACATCGTTTCACCAACATATTGAAGACTATCTCAGAAAGGAAAAAGAATACATCGAGTTTGAGAATGTATTACAAGAAGGAATGTTCAAGGCTGTTCAACCTGTTCTTGATGAGATTATACCTATTGCTCTCGAAGCGCCCCTATATTCTAACGAACTTCGAATGGCTGGTCGTGTTGATTGTGTTGGGTTATTCGATAACAACCTTGCGATAATAGATTTCAAATCATCTTCTAAACCAAAAGAAGAATACATGGCGAAACAATGGTATATTCAAATGACAGCATATGCATTGATGGTTGAAGAACTTACAAACAAACCTGTAGAAGAGATTACTGCAATAGTAGGCATCGAGGGTTTAAATACATTTCAAATATTCACATCTACACCAGATGACCACATAGAAGATTTAGTTCAACTAAGAAAACAATACGAGAACCTATACGGCATATGATAAACATTTACCACAATGATATTCATAGAATATCAGTTGTTCATGACTTCTTACTACAAGAAGAGTGCGAAGAGATACTTCGATATTCATGGCAAAATTTAAAACCAGCAAATGTTGCTAGTGCAGATGGTAAAGGTCAGAAACATGAAGGCAGAACAGGTTCACATACTTGGTTGCAACATGACGCCACTCCTGTTATACTAGGAGTCGCAAACAGAATTTCACAAATGGTTCGTATGCCTTTAGAGAACGCAGAACCATTTCAAATTGTCCATTACGATGTTGGGCAGAAATATGATTATCACTTTGATTCTTTTGATGAAAGTGATGAGTCGCATTTCGATGGATATGTGAAGAGAGGCGGTCAACGGTTGTTGACTGTTTTAGGATATCTACGAGATGTCCCAAAGGGTGGTGAAACAGGATTCAATAGATTGGGTCTGAATATACAACCTAAAATGGGTTCAATCATCGTGTGGTATAATTGTAAACCAGAAACAAATGAGAGAGACGAGTTTTCTCAACATGCAGGTTTGCCTGTATTAGAAGGAGAGAAGTATGCTTTCAATCTTTGGTTTCGTGAGGAGAAATTTATTAATGATAACTAGAAAAGAATTTACAGAACAAGTAGAAAAATTACTTGTAGGTAATAGAACGGACATCATGAGTGCAATACTCAAAGTATGTGAATTAAATAATGTAGAACCAGAGGGTGCAAAGAGATTGCTATCTGTTCCATTGAAAGAGAAGTTGACTGCTGAGGCAGAGAAACTTAAACTCATCAATAGAGAGAAAGCGAGTCGTGGGTCACTTGAAAGTTTTATTGCATAAGGAGAAATTATGAATAAAGGTGATATAGTATCAGTAGTCGCAATGTCAGGAGAATACATTGGCGAATTAGTAGATAACAAAGATGGCATAGAACTTGCCAATCCTAAGATGATTGTTCAGGCGCCAGATGGCGGCATGGGCTTCGCAAAAGGTGTGGCAGTGACAGGCACAATTAACCCTAAGTCAATGTTCATTCAAAACTATGTATTTGTTGCAGAGACAAATGAACAAGTTGCAGAGGCATATAGAACTGCCTTATCAGGTATTGAGGTACCTAAAAAGAAAAAGATTATAGTGAATAAGTAATGTCAAGTCGAGAAGGATTTGATAGTTATCAATTGTATCTTGCAGTTAAACTGCATTTCAATTCTAAAGACTATGACTTTGTGCAATACAATGGCAAAGTCAAAGCAGACTTAAATGCATTTATAAAAAGAAAAGACAAGTATCATTTTGGTAAACTTGCTAGACTATACAAAGAAGAATTACGAGACTTCTATGTTGCCAATCTATCTCAGAAAGATATGTGGGTTGGCGACTTACTAGAGAATGAGGCAAAGAAAGTGTTTATAGAATGGAAGAAAAGAAAACAAAAACTATCACATATGTTTGAACAAGAAGTATCTGAATTACTTGAAAAGAAAAGTATACAAGAAGTTCTTAGAGTTCAGAATGGTCAACACCCATATCTATTAAAACAATTCTTAGGTAAGAACATATCTATCGAGACTATGTGTATACTAGACATAATCACAAACTATAGTGAAGCATGGAACTTGATGATTGAAGAAACGATTGTCTATCCAGATGTATGGACAAGAATAAACAAATACAAAACATTTATGCACTTTGATGAAAAGGTGTATAAGGCAAAACTAATAGACTTATGCTCTATCTAATAGGAAACGGACCAAGTAGAAAGAATCTAGATTTAGAAACACTAGACAACTGGTGGGGCATGAACATGGTGTATCGTGACCATACACCAGACTTACTGTTTGTGCAAGATGTCGCACCACAGAATGAAATGATTACAGACCAATACTACAAGAATCATCCTGTATGCGTAGGCGAATGGAATGAGATACCCATGGAAATGTGGGAGATGATGAAACACGGACTGCCAGGAGAAGTAGTTGAAAATCGAGTCGAGGGGGATGATAGATTTGTAGTGCAAGGAGAAGATTACAGAGGTGAGGGACAGAGGACTTATATGATTGGATATTCCTATTCCCATGTAAGCAACATAGTTATATATACAAATGAA